TTGCTCTTGATGAAACCGGCATGAGTCAAAATCTCGACACGGTAGCCTACTTCCCCGTCGTCGAAGTCCGAGTACATCGGAGCTTCGGCACACGTTCCGAAATCCACTCTCAGATTGTCGGCCATAGCAGAGTCAACTCCGGCGTGAAACGCAAAGAAACCTAAACCCCGCGAGTTATTTGGTAAGCTGCCGCAACTGTTGGTTCTTCACCAACCCAACCGGCGAACCGGTTCCTCCAGCTTCAATCATGCACCTTGCCTACGGCTTTCCCGCTTGCTGTAGGTGACTGATTTGTTCGCTCCCCGCTTAGAGCCGCAGCCGTCGGTGGGGGAGCCAAGTACCTTTTGCCCAACTGGGGGTTATAGGTCGAGCAACTACTCTTTCGCCGCCCTCAGCTTCTTCACCTTGATCTCGTCCTCGTCAACGTGAGTCAGAATCACCATGAACCCATCGAACTTGTACGTTTCGAGGCTGTGATCCTTCATCACGCTGATCAGCTTCTGCTTCAGTTTGACCTCCTGCTCTCCGGCCTCAATCCGCTGGTCGCGGAAGTCCGCGTAGGCAGAGGCGGCCCGTTCAATCGCCGGAATCCGCTCCTCGGCGGTTCCGTCGATGTACGTCTGGGACTCCTTCGGAACTTTGATCTTCTTCTTCGCCATAACATGCTTCTCCTAAATAAGTGCTTATGGGCCTTAAGGTTAAAACGCTGAATGTTGCCTCTCCTGGGGCTCTTCCAGGTAATTTCCGCCGTGATTCCCCTTCTCAATCGTGAACGGGAAGATATGCCCTACCCTCTGCCCACCGTCAGAAGTTCCATAGCGGGGCATCTGGTATCTCTTGCCTGAAACGCTTACTGAGCTTGGAATCCTGTACTCCGGCGTCCCCTGCCGCTTGCAGAGACCGTTGAAGATCCCACAGCACTGCCGCCAGGTTCGACCGGACTTCCCCGCGATATAGAGGGCACGCACCATCAGAACCTCGGCCGAACAGACCTTGATCGGGGCCTTCTCCTTGGCCTTGACCTCGGCGAGCTCCTTCCCATCGAATTCCAGCCCCTGCCCGCGTCGTTCCGCGGAAGACGGTTCGTAGCCGCACTGCCGGCACTTCCCCCCTCGGTAGATCGCCTGACACTTGGGGCATTCGATCGTCGGGCGGGTCTTGTGATCACCGGGGTTCTTCTCGGAACGGTCCAAACTCCATGGCGGGTCATCCTCGAAGAAACCGTGTCTGAGGATGTTTCCCCCGTGGTCGAGCACCAGGCAGTCGACCTTCTCAGGGTGGATCCGGCTTCCGCGGCCGATCATCTGGCGATATCTGACGACGCTTCCAACGGCCACGCACAACTGGATGCAGCCGATTCGCGGAATATCTGTTCCCCGCTCGATCACCTGGACGTTGCAAATGTAATCGAGCTTCCCGTGGTTCAGATCCCAGAACATCGCTCGGCGCACGGGGTCGTCGGTGTCCCCGTCCACGTAGGCCACCTTGAGACCGGCGGCTGTGAGTTGTTCCAGGGCGTCCTGGGCGTGTGAACGGCGCGGGAAGAACCCGACCGTGGGGCGACCGTCTGCGAACTTCTTCCAGTCCCTCACCAGATCGCCGGACATCCCTTCCATCGCGGCCGCTTCGCTGTCCTTGGTGAACTCATCCCCCCGCTTCACGAGCAGGCCGAGCTTCCCCTGAACCCCTTTGAAGTAGCGGAAGGGACTGAGGAACTTGTTCTCGATCAGCCACTGGGTCGTCGGCCCGAGCACGATTTCCTTGTAAACGTCCGCCAGTCCCTTCGCTTGGGGCGTCGCGGAGAGGCCGATCACGTAAGCGGGGTGCTGGCCGAGGGCTTCTCGCTTCTGGTCGTGGTACTTCAGGAATCGGGCCAGCTTATCGTGGTGTGAGTGGCACTCGTCGAACACGATCAGGTCAAAGGTAATGTCGGTGTGGTACTGGTCGTCCTCGATGAACCAACTGAGCATCGTGTCGATCGAGGCGACCTGAATTCGGTGGCCGTAGGCGGCGTCTCGACCGCTCATAATGATTCCATGCGGGAGCTTGGGGTCTTCCAGGAAGGAATCGGAGGCGTTGTCCACCAGGCCGCGGCGATGAACGCAGAACAGGCTTCGGCCGGTCTGATTCGGAAGTGGAGCCCGGTTCGCCGCAGTCCCCAGAATCCACTTCGAGCAGCGAGTCTTCCCGAAACCGGGGTTCGCACAGAGAATCACCCGACCGTGCGCCGCCAGGGCGGCGCGGGTGCGGTCGCGGAGGTCTTCCTGGTGTTTCCACAAGTCCGGTAAGGCTATCACATCGGTTCTCCGTCGTGGGGGCCATACTTGGCGGTCGCACGCATCGCCGCATCAATGCGAGCCAGCGTTTTCTCGGCAGCCTCATGGTCGTTAGCCGATGGGGTCGTGTCTCGGTAGCAGCGGCAAATCGTCGGAACCATCACACCTATTGCTCGCCGGAGCATCCGCACATCGTCAGCCGCAGTGCCGCCCTTCAGTGCTGCAAGCTCTGCGGTGATTCGCTGGTTTGCGTCCCTGGTTTCCAGCCACTTGCCTTGCTCGTCCTGATTCCGCCAGCGTTCCTTGTCCCTCTCGCTTATGGCCTCTGCCCGCTCGGCGGCGACGCGGCTGAGGCGGTCCCCAAGCACCCGCTTGTCATCGAGCAGGCCATCCCGCTCCTTCTTGTACTGGTCGCGGTCAAGTTCACCAGCAATCGCACGCCGCATTATGCTGCGAATCTGGTACGCCTCTTCGGGAACTGCTTGGCTGATGGCAGCGAGGGCCTTGATTGCCATCTCGGTTTCGGCCAGAGCGGCAGGCAGGTCCATCTTCAATTCGTCGTCAGTGAGCTTAATCATTTTTGCAGTCCTTCCGCCTTGGCAATCGCGGCCCTGACGATGTTGCTGGCGTTCGTCAGTTCTTTCTGCCGAACCTCCCAGGTTGCTTGGCAAATCGCGTCATCGGCAACTCGCAACGCAGCCAGCATGTCCGGCGCAGCGGCCATCAACTTGGCGTTGGCTCTGGCCTGTTTGTAGGTAATCGCGTCCCCGTCGTCTTCCTCCGTTTTGTCGCCAGGAAAGCAGGTGGCGATGATGATGGGGGAGCCTTCGCTCGGAATCTCATAGGCGAGGGCGATGTCGGTGTCTTCGCCCATTGCCGATTCGACGCACCACGGGCCGGGGGTGTGTTTCATTTCCATGATTGGGCGCTTTTCAGAAGAGTCTTACACAGATCAATCGCCGTCTTATGAGTACCCGCCTTGGGGCAGAGTTGATTCAGGTCGCCGAACGCCCGCATCAGGGCCTCGACCGTCTTAACCGTCTTCGAGCGAAGCGTTCCAACGTGATCCTTTTGCTCCTCGATCTGGACATCAGCCACTTCGCCCCACGGATGATGGCACTTGGCGCAGGTGAATCCGAATTCGTCCTGAACCCACTTTTTCCCAGTGCAACAGGGACATGTCCCAGTCCCCGGCTTGTCCTTGCCACTCCTCGGCGGCCGGGGATCCGTTCCTTGGGCCTCATTGCCCTGTGTATCCGTTCGTTCATCCTCTCCTCGTGAATCAAAGCCGAATGGGTCGAAGTCCAGCGGAAGATCAGCGGCCTCGCCGGGTTCCGGGGCGGTCGAAGCAGGGGTTGTAGCTGACGACGTAGACACTTCGCCGCCGGACCTCCCCTTCTCGCTGATTGAATCGTCCACCTTGTCACTGGAGTAGGACAATGTCCTATTCTTGTCCAGAACCGAAGGCTTGCGGTCTGCGACGATACGCCTTACTGTCCTTGGGTTTACGCCAGATTTCTCAGCAACGTCCGCCTGAGTCATCTTGGGCTGGTTGTCTAAAAGCCACTCGACGCATGACCTTTTGTCGGCTCGGCTCATTCGCAGGCCGTGGCGGTCGTTCGCGGTCATTCCGAAGATGCGGGCGTCGATGGCTGTTCCCTTGTGAACTCGGCAGGGAATGGAGGCCCGCTTCGCCCTCTTCGCCCCGAGTGTCCGGTGGAAGCCGTCGGCCACGAGGTAATCGCTGCCGTCGTGGAACACGTCGATCTCGTCGAAGGGCCACTGCTTTGAGCCTTCGACTATTTCAGAGTAGTCCTCGACGACCTCTTCGTTGATCGCCAGTCGGCTTTGAGTTCCGGCGTCGATTCGGAGCAGGTCAACTGGGAGCGATTTGGTTTCCATTATCAACTCCAAACAAGGGAGGCCCGGCTGGGTTTGCACGAAACCAGTGCGGCAGAGCCGCGCAGAATTTCCCCAGCCGGGCTTTACACTTGTGCGGGAATCATTCTGGTTTCGTGCATGTGGAGAATCTACTCTTCCAGCGGGTCGTCTGTCAAGCGCTTCGACCCATATTTCTGAATGTCGTCCCAAACTTCCTGCCGGTGAACTGGGATGTTCGATGGAGCGACGATCGCTAGCCGAACTGCGTTCGATTTAATACTGACGACTGTGATCTTCACGTCGTCGCCTAGCATGATTGATTCATTCCTCTTTCGACTCAGAACTAACATTGGCTGTCTCCCTTCATCCTTGCCACCGCGGCTTGTAATCGGGCCGCGTAACCGATTTACCATCGTCTTCGATCTTCCACTCAAGCATTTGGACCGCGCCTTCCACGATGTCAGTCAGTTGCCTCACGTCGAATCCGTTGGCGCAGTCCTCCAGCCGAACAATCTGGTAGTTCACGAGTATCTTCCCTTCCTCTGGGAAGGGGAATCGCGTTTCCGCGTACATCTGAATCTCGGTTCCATCGACGCTTTGGATGGCTCTCACGCGAAACCGTTCGCGGTCGAAAGTCGCCAAGTGAATGGCCTTGTTCACCCAGTCCAGTAATCGCTCGATGTTCATGTTCTCATCCTTTCAACGGCTGCATCCAGCCGCGCTTTATAACCGATTCGCATATCCACGAGCTCATCCCGTGTGAACGTCTTCGACTGGGTTTTAAGCCGCTCTAATCGCTCGACCGCTTCGGGCCGGACTTCGAGCATCCAGTGTCTGAAGTGCTGTGGTTCCCCGCTCCGATAGTAATTACAGGCCGAACACTGAGGGGCCACGTTGTCCTCTTCAAACAGAATCGAGTTACACCTCGACGCGAGGAAATGGCCGCAGTGGATTCCCTTTATGCCGCTGTCCCACGCTTTGACGGTTCCGCAGGTGACGCAGGCGCAATCGCCCTCGCTTCGGAAGCTCTGGCCGATATCGCCGTTAATGATGGTTGTCGTGAACCCCTCGGGCATGGCCCCGGCTTCCGCCCGAATCATCTCCTGGAATACGGGCGCAACGAACTTCCGGCTGTACGTTCCAAGCTGATATTGCTTGGCGCAATCAAGCATCCGCTCGCGGGCGTTCTGGGATCTCTGTTCGGGGGTCAGCTTGGGCATGGGGCCTTCATTTGTGCTTTCCTCAAATGAAACAACCTCGGGCGGGTGAAAGCATGGCCAGCGCAGATAGCGCGGACATTCCGCCCGAGGTTGCGTGTTCGTGGAGCCATGCTTTCAAGGGCGATCATATCAGATTCGCGTGGTAGTTGGAACCTCAAGGCTGTCAACTAAGGTCACGAGTTTGCGAGTGACTTCGGCTTTGGGCTCGAACGCGATGAGAGACTCGCGCTGCCTGGGTTTCAGTCGCTCGTCCCCAGTCTTGGCCGCTGCGATTGCGGCTTCGACCGTCCCGAACATCTTCACGATGTCAGCCGCCCCCTTCTCTCCGATCCCTGGCGCTCCTTTGATTCCGTCTGTTGCATCACCCATCAGGCATTGGAAGGCAACCCATTGGGACGGAGGAATCCCGGTTTTATCGGTGTGGGTCTTGGCGCTGAGCCACTTGTATTCTGGCAGGGAGTCGCCGCTCGTTTCGTCCGTGGTCCATTCCACGTCTAGGAGCATGTTGCACTTCTCGGAAAGACTCGACCGGCAGTCTTTGTCTTGCGTCAGAAGCGTTACACGGCCCTGGAACTGCTTCGCGTAGGAAGCCATCACATCATCCGCCTCAAACCCTTCCAAGCCCACACAAGCGAAGCCAGCCCCCTTCAGGAGGTCATAGACGAGGTTCAATTGCTGAACCAGTTCGGGGTCCTTCGGGGGTCTATCCTTGTACTTATCCTCCCAGTCCTTCGTGAACTCCTTGCGGTGATTCGACTTAGAGTCGAAACAGCAGGCGCAATCTGTCAGTCCCTTCTCTTTGAGCCGGTTCACCGTCCTCTGAACCCACGTCGCCACGCTGACCGCGGCTTCGACGCCGGCGCCCGAGAACCAGAAGCGGTGTAGGAAATAGTTGACGTCGATCGCCAGGAGCCACCTGGGGCCCCCGTTTGACTTCTCCTCTTTGGCCGCTTGGCGTGATTCATCAGTGGTCTGCCCCTGATCGACCATCGCGGCCAGGCGGTTCAGGCGATCGGGCTTGGAAGCGACCTGCATGTACTGGGAATAGGTTGCTTCGGCCTCGCGGTCCTCAAACTTGGGATAAGCTCGGCAGACGCCGGCGGCGCGGGAGAGCAGGCCAGGGGAAACCCATTCCGGCCAGATTTGGGTATGGGTGTCAGGCCACTTCGCCTCGGCGAAGCGGGCGAGGTCCCCAATCTGAAACATAATGTCCCGCTGGACTTCGATCAACTCTGACCCCCAGCGCTCGGCCTCCTCGCGGGTCATGTTGGAGCAATCGAGGAATCGCTTTCTGAGTCGGCTCACGGCTGTTCCTTAGTATGGGCATACAATGCCGTATTTAATCGCAGCGTCGCGCATCCTGCCGTGGGCGCGGGCTTCGATTTGGCGAATCCGCTCCTTCGTAACCCCAACTTCTCTGGCGACTTCCTCTAAGGTGTCTTCCTCGCATCGCCGCTTAACAATCAGGCGTTCCCGATAGGTCAAATGCTTCATGAGCTTTGCAATCGTCTCCCGGCATTCGGAGTGATAGACAGCCTCTTCCAGAAATGAATCGTCTTGAACGAGGCTGTCTTCACGAAGCGGCTTCCTTGCCTCTGCCCATTTGATTTGAGCGAACATCCACTGAGCCATGACGGCATGGATCGAGGTGCCGCAGTAGGTCAGGACCTTTCCTTTGCGTGAGTCGTGGGTGAGAAGGCTCTTGCAGAGATGCACGGCTCCAAGCTGCATTGCATCGCCGACCTGCGCAAATCGGTAGCGACGGAATCGACGAGTGCCCATGACAATCCACGGCCAATGGCGAAGCGCGTCCAAGTCATCACGAGCGACTTTGGCAATCCGCTTGCTGACGTAATCGTGACTCATTCGTTCCTCTCATTTACCTGTTTCACAGTGATTCCATCGCCCCATACAAGGAGCATAATTCCAAGAACTGATCGCGGGTCGTTCCCCTGAACCGTCGTCAGGAGCTTGCCGCGGGCGTCGTGGACTTCGTAGATATTGAGCTTTGCCAGGAGTTCATCAGGTGTTTCGGTCATACTCGGCTCTCCTCTACTTCAGCCATGGCCACGGCAATCAGGCCGCGAACCAGCATTGTCAGCGTCAGGACGTTGGCGAGCAGGGCCTCGGTGTCACCGATCTTCGTGTTGATGATCTCGCGCTCCAGGGCGTTGGCTCGGTCGCGGATTTCTAATAGTGGGTGTTTCACAAATCGCTCCTTGGGTATTCCTCTGAGGCAATCAGGATCATTTCGATGCAGGACCATAGTAATTCAGCCATCGGTTCCTCACTCAAAGGGTACATCCGAACTAACGCCACCAGGTTCTTTAGTCTCGGCGATCCGCTTCGTGCAGCGTTCCAAAGCGTCATGCGTCCAGGTCGAGGCGTCAGCCATTGGGAATTCGCCCACAACTGACGTGACGAAGCGCGTGAAGCCCTCGGCCAGTTCCTTCTTGTTCTTCTGATCGGGGGCGAATTTCGCCTGCCAGACCTTCTTGAGTTGGTTGAGCTCGGCGGGCTTGACTTCCGGCTCCTCGCCCTTGGGAAGCGCCCAAGCTGGCAAGCCGGGGGCCTTCCAGTAGTATTCGACGCCATCCTTGGTCTTGGCCTTGTTCCAAACTCGGGAACCCTTCTGGTTCTCTTCGGAAGTCTCGGCGAAGGTTTCATCCAGGTAATAGAGATAGCGGCCAATGCCCCACTGAGCGCCGGCCCGCTTCATGGCCCCGCTAAAGCCGCCCTTGGCCGGCTCGACTGCGGTAGGTTCGCACACGTCCCATTTCGTGATCCACTCCCCTTCAATCTTGATGGAGATTCCGCCCGCGAACGCGCCGGACTTGCCCACCTCAATCATCCGCGGCTCCTCGTTCCGCCAGTTCTCGGGGCCAACGACCTCATCGAGCCGCTTCATGATCGCCCTGGCCGTGATGTAAGCCACAACCAGGCAGTAGATTCCCTTCCCTCCTCGGCCGGCGTGGGAGACTCGCCACTCAATGTCTTCGTCGGGGAAGGGGTCAGCTAGTTTTGATAGGTTCATTTAAGCAGCTCCTTGTGGTCCAGGGCATCCCATTGCGAGCCAAGCACACTGGTCGCATAGGACAACTCCGCCATCGAAAAACCATGCGTCTTCTTCGTACACGTTGACGGAACAGTTGCAGCAAGAGCCGATCGGCTCCAGTTCGCGCTCGTACTGGTCCCAATCGTCGAAACGATCTTCGTGGCTCGGTACTTGTTCGTGGTCGCTCATGGCTTGCTAATTGGGACATCGCGTAGACGTGCCATCGCCGCGGCAAACACTTGGTCCGCCTGCTGGCCACGATAATGTATGTGGTTGTCGCCGTATGACCGGCAGGCTGCGAAGCCAGCGTCAAAGATTTCGCGCTCAGTCGGTTCGTGGTCGATGTTTGGCGTGCGAATCACCCCAACTTCCAGGGCATCGCGGTCGTCATCGGCTTGCGAGTGCAGGAATCGCGCGAGCATCCAAGCATCCTTGTGGTGGGCGACATCGGCAAGGCTTTCCTGCCACTTCTGCGTTGATGGTCGCTCGATTGCATCCATCGTGCAATAGACGGCCAGTTTCGATTCCCCAGCCTCTACGCGGCGAATCCTTTCTGCCGCGGCCATCAGTTCCTTTCCCATTTAAGCGGCCTCCACCAAGTAAGAAAGGCAGCGCGACACGACGCCGCTTGCCCATGTGATTTCCAGCCCTGGCGAAACGCCGCGCGCCGGGTCGCCTGCCAGAATCGCGGTAACGTGCCCGCGCTCTAATACGGCCGCGTCAAGGGCTCGCTTGGCCCCTGATTTCATAGGCTCCCGCCCGCAGCGGTTCCAATAGTCTCGCTTGTCCTGAATGACTCGGCCGGAGTGCTTCACCCGCTGACCTACTGTGAATTGCATGGCATTTCTCCAATCGTCGGCCTTCGGTCGAATCACACCCGGATTCGTGCAGCCCTCGCCACCGTGCAGGCAGCCGACTAAGAGGGCCTGCCCCTGGTTAACCTCGTGGGGCGCGAGGGGGTGAACTATTCGGCGGCAGTTGAATCGTGCAGGATGTAAATGCTGTCGTGCTTCTTCCGCGTCGGCACGTATTCCAGGGTAATTCCGATGGTCTTAGCGATGTCCTCGACGCACCGCATACCGCAGCCCCCGTCAATACTTGGAACTGTGTGACGCTTCGTGGGGTGCTTGCTGCTGGCGGAATAGATCGCTTGATAGCGCTCAAGTCCAAGGCTCTTTCCAGCGGCCTCAGCCTCGCCCACAGTCATTCCCTTGGCCTCGCCGCCGATTGTTCGATCACTGGCGTCAATACCGATGACAGCATCAGCAGGATCATAGTTTGGGTCGTGGTAGGTCAGACCGTAGAAGTAGCGGCCTTCGTCGATTCGCTCGCCCATGTCCGTTGTCCCCAGTTCACCGCCGCACACCGGGCAAGTCTCATTTACCCATCGTTCATACGTTGGCAATTCGGCTGGCTTCTTGTCGTCGATCAAGGCAGTCATGTACTCTTCGTGACACTGGCCCCGGCAAATCTGCCGATGGTTTGAATTCCAGTGGGACTGCTTGGGCATGTCGCTCTTTTTGAGTCCAAGCAGTCGATTGGCATAATGGGAGGCGATAAATGAGCCATAGCAGGTTCCCTTCATGTCGTACCCGCCACCATTGCAGCGGGCCACCTTGCGGCCATTCAGGTACAAAGTGCAGATGTTGTAGCCGTAGGTATCGCGCCCTCGACTCACTGACCAGCGGAATTCTAATGTCGTAGTCATCGTTTCACCCTCTAAACAGCTATTCGGGAGCCGTTCACCCGTTTACCTCACCCGAAGCAAAGCACCCGCGCCGGTTTGGACCCGGTTACACTTTCGCGGGCGAACCTCTTAGTACACGAACCCGTTGACCTCGGCGACTTCCAAAGCCTGCTCGAAGCAGCGAGCGAAAGCGGACGGATTCGGGGCGATGGTCAAGCCCGCGGTGCTGACGATCATCTTGAGGTTATCGCGGCTCATGCCGGTCGTTCCTTCACGCTTCAACTCGCGGACCTTCGCCCGGATGCTCTTGGCGAGGGTGTGAACCGAATCAGACCAGTCCGTGAGATAGGCTCGCGGGAGTCCTTCGGCATACTCAAGGCCAGCAGTCGCAAATTCACGTTCGAGATTGGTCATCGTTTCATTCTCCTAATTCCCCACCCGGTTCAACTCACCCGGCTGAACTCACGACACGCACAACTATAGACGGCTGGCGGGATGCAAGTCAATCAGATAATCCGCACATTTATACGGATTGTGTCCTAAGTCCAAGCAGGATAAGGAGAAGAAAATTTTACTCGGCCTGCGGTTTTGCTCGCTTCGCAGCCCTGGCCGCGGTTAGTCTGCGGCCCATTTCCGCTCGTGCTTCCGGCGACATATCGCGGGCCTCGCGGGCTCGCGCCATGGTCGCGCGGCGTTCCTCGGCTGATTTCCCCTTCCAGCGTAATCGGGCCAGATCGGCAGCGGCTTTAGATGGCATGAGGCTATTGTAGTGCGGTCCATCAGGAGTGCAAGCCATTTCGCCCCACTATTGAGATTCCACCCCGATTCACCCTATAATCCCCTCAACCGACGCTCTAGGATGCCACCAGAATCGTTCCGACGGCCTCACTCGACCTAGATCACCTGCCACACAGGACGCAGCACAGCCGCCACAGCCATGATCGAGCCACAACCACAAGCAGAACCACAAACAGGGCAGGGGAGCGTTCCTGATGCCGCTACTGCGGTTGTAGCGGCCAAGCCGAGCCCTCCCTTGATGGCGTTTGGCGTCCCTTTGGCCCGCGGACCGAACGGAAAACTCTACAATCCCGCGAAGGGTCCACCTCCGCCGCAAGGGGGGAAAAGCGAAGCGAGTGCGCTTTTGGAATCTCCGCCTAAGCCAGCACAGGACAACGAGTTACAGCCGAGAGAGCGGGGAATCAAGGGGCTTGACGTTATTCCGAAGGACTGGCCGCAGCTTCCAGGGAGCGTAAGTCTAGGCGTGGAAGTGAGTTGGGTTCAAGAGAACCGGCTCGCTGTCGTGAAGGAATTGCCAAGCGGCGCCGTAAAGGTTGATCTGACAAAGGCTTACGGCCCAGCACCAAGCCGAAGCGCATTGAGCTGGCTGGAAACGTCGATTCGAAGTTACGCCAAGTTCATCGAGGTGGCCAGCAAGCAGGCTTCGAGCGGGCAGGATGAAGCGGAATTCGTTCGCAGGGAGAGGATGCAACTGGGGGAGATAAGGGCGCTGTTAGAGGAGATGAAGGACGCAGGGAAGGGGAAGGACTGACGCACGCGCTCGACCTCGCCGGGATTCGATCCAGTCGGTGCCACCTCGACGGGGACCCTAACGGATTATCCCTGTAACCGAAATGTGCTAAAGCCCTGTTAAGACGGCACTTGACCCATCAGGGATAACCGGCTATGCTTCGTCGATGCCGCTCAAGACCGCAAAACCTGTATCTGCTGGCGACCGCTTTGGGCGGTTGGTAGTTCAGCGGGAACTGGATCAGGTGAAGACTCCGAACGGGACGATAGTTCGGATGGTGGAGTGCAAGTGCGACTGCGGGTTCTCTAAGGTTTTCCGGCTTCCGGCTCTCAGGAATGGTCGGACGAAATCGTGTGGATGCTTGGCGAAGGAGATGGCGGTCGAGCGAGGCCACAAGTTTGGCGGGCATGTGACTCACGGAGAAAGCGGGACGCCTGAATATCGCGTCTGGCTGGCGATGAAGGCGAGATGCCTGGATCTTGAAAACGAGCGGTACGGAGGCCGCGGAATTACCTTTTGCGAGCGGTGGAGATCGTTCCTGGCATTTTTGGAGGACATGGGCAGGAGGCCGTCCGATCTCCACTCGATTGACCGGGAGGACAACGACGGGAGTTATGAGCCTGGAAATTGTCGTTGGGCGACAGTCGAGGTCCAGGCCAACAACCGGAGCAACAACATCAGGCTTGAGATTGACGGAATCGTGATGAGCGTGGGCGAGTGCGTCTCAGAATTTGGAATTTCGTCAGCGGTAATTTATCGTCGCCTGAAGCGAGGAGCGTCTGCGGAGGACGCCGTGAAGCCGGTGGCCAGCAAGCACAGTTCCGACCCGTTTTATCGAACGCCGATGTCGAAGCGGGATGCGGAGTGGTATCGTGAGTACGAACGAAGGGAAAAAGAGGCAGTCTGATGGGCAAAACCACACCGGTCAGGATGCCTGGTCTTACCCTTCATGCGAGGAGTCGATTTGATGAACGATTCCCGGCGTTTTCTGCGGACGCTGAATTGGCATCCTCGGTGCTTTGGCGGAAGCTGCGGAATGGGGAGAGGTATTTGAGGTCTCCGTGCGGGGCGGTGTTTGTTCAGGACGGTCTTGCCATTTCCACGACGCTGACGATGGAACAGGCGATGGGTACACTTTCACGCCAGCAGAACGTAGTGAGGTAGTGATGAGCGATCCACGATGGCGAGCGGAAGACGAGTTTGAAACGGACGAGAACGAAAGGCCATTGTTGGCCCACGAGAAGCTGATCGGCGAGCTTCGGGACAGGGTGAAGTGGTTGGAGGGTGAGAACGAACGTCTGAGGGGGGCTTTGTCTGCCGCGGCGTTTCGGGTGGCGTATTCTGTGGGGTGTGATGGGTTTGTGATGGAAGGAGCGGACATAGACGGATGACAATTACTCACGCTTTCAGCTTTGGCGGTGGGGTTCAATCGACCGCCTGCCTTGTTCTGGCCGCGACTGGCAGGCTGCCGGAATACAAGCATTTCGTCATGGCGGACGTGGGGGAGGACTCAGAGAACCCGGCGACTCTGGATTACTTGGAACAGGTCGCCAAGCCCTACGCCGAGAAGCATGGGTTATCGCTGGTCGTCATTCCGCGTCTGAAGCGAGATGGCACGCAAGAGACGCTCCTGGGCAGATTGACCAAACACGGTTCAAGGTCGCTGCCAATTCCTGTTCGCATGAGCGAGACTGGAGCACCTGGTACAAGGAGCTGCACCGCCGACTTCAAAATCAAAGTGCTGGCGAAGTGGTCGAAGGCGAACGGAGCGACCGAAGAGCATCCGATGATTGTCGGCATCGGCATCAGCACGGATGAAGCAAGCCGGGCGAGGTCGGATAGCGGCATCCCGCACCAGATTCTCGACTACCCGCTTATCCGCTTATCCGCTTGGGGCTGAGTCGTGGCGCTTGCATGAACATCATCGAGGCCGCTGGCCTGCCGGTCGCTCCAAAATCGTCTTGCTGGTTCTGCCCGCTGCATACTATTCGCTTCTGGATTGAACAGAGACGGACGCGGCCAAAGCTATTTGAGAAATCGTGCCAACTGGAAGAGCTGTTGAATGACCGTCGTCTTTCCCTCGGGAAAGACCCGGTTTACTTCTGCTCTCGTCTCAAGCCGTTACGCGAGGCCATCAAGGACGACAAAAACCTTCGCCTGTTCGCGGACGAAGAGTGGGAGTATTCGTGCGGCCCTTACGTCTGTGCCGGAAAGTAGCCCCATGACCCCCTTCTACGACCTCTACCCAAAAGACCCAGCGGAGAATCTCGAATGGCGGTATGCCTGCCGTCAGCGGGCGATTACGGATTTGAGATTTCGGAAGGCGCTCATCGACGCCTGCATGACGGACCTGCTCTTCTTCATGGGATTTGCCTGTTGGTCCTACGAACCGCGGGCGAAGGTGAAGGTGAGGCCGTTCATTCCCTGGCCCCATCAGGAACCGGTATTCCTGGCGATTGACAAGGCGATTGACGATTCTGGGGAAGAGAAGACCATCGACGTCATCGTGGATAAGAGCCGGGCACAGGGTGGAACTTACGGGTATTTGTGGGTGGATTTGAGGAGATGGCTCAGGGACCC